AGCCACAACCTGATAGAAGCAGCGATAAGGCCACTGCCCCTATCAGCCTGCGCACTACTTGTGGCCTATGCCAAACTCTTTTGCTTTTGGGTCAATGGCTTTTAACGCTGGTGCTATTGCTGCCGCCAAGAAGGCGTTAGCCAATGTGCGTGGGTCTGTTACCCCTGCCATGTAAAGCGCCGCAACGGCTGCCACGGCTGCACGACCATAACTTAGGGCGATTGCTTTTATTTGCTTTTTCATTTTTCTCCTTAGCGCCCTTAGTTGGTCTGACGTAACACGTACAGCGTAGCCGTGCCACTTGATGTTACAGCGTACAACGCGCTGTGATCGCCTACCATAAGCGTTAATTTATCGCCGTTATCTAAACGATAACCATTGGCGGTGGTTAAGTCAGCACCGCCTATATATATTATGCCGCTTGCGCTATGCAAGTAGGCCATTTGGTCACCTATTTCTTCAGGCACAACTATTTGGGCGCTGGTTGTAACTGTAAACACTGCCGATTTAGCCATGCTGCAACTCCAATTTTTTGGCTAGGGCTATTGCTTTTTCTTTGCTAATAGCAATTTCAAAGTGCATTTCATCCTTACGGTTGCGGTAATCGCCGCCCCAGGTAAGGCCGTACTTTTTGGCCAGGGCGCGGATCATTGGCACTTTGGCTTCATCAAATGTACCTACTTTGCCTAAGGCATGCTTTGTGGCATTTAGGTCGATGGCTGTACCGCTACTGTGATTGCTCAATTTGTCGGTTGTACCGCGTACCATGCGAAAACAGTAGCCCCAATCATCAAGCGTACCGGCATCGATCGGTTCAATTAGCGTGTGAAATTCAGCGGCAAATGCAGATAGTAATTCACCTGCACCTTCGGCACATCTAATTTTTAGGTTAGTGCCTTTGACCGGGTAGGGCTTTACGTTAATCTCTGCCTGGTCTTTACTGGCAGGCCAGCCGTTGTAACTTGTAAGGCTCATGAAAGCAGTAGTGCCGCTTCATCGGCTGTAATACCTAAGCGAGCAAGCAAGGCAGTTTTAGTCTCTGCTTTAAGTACTTCCTGCTCTGCTTTCCAAGCATCATATGCTTGAAAACCATCGTCAAATTCTTTTTTAGTTATTTGTTTTGCACCTTCGAAAAAAACAATACCAGCAAAGTCGTTGCCAGTAATAACCCAGCCACCTTCAGGTAATAAAAAGTTTAGAACTTCTGCACCTGTTGCCATTTATGCACCTATTTCCATGAGAACTATAGTTGAAAGTACTGAACCGTCTTGAACGCCCACATAAGCAGCGTTGCCAATAGAAGCGAATTGCGCTTTGTAAGTTGTTGCTGAGGTTGTTGCAGGTGAGTCTAGGTAGTTAATCGAAACTCCACCAATATCCAAAGTAGTTGAAGTTGCTGTATAAGTTGCATAATAAGAACTAAAAGCAATTTCCGTAGCACCTCGATACCATTTTGTGCCTACTGAACCACCTGAACCACCACCAACACGAATAACTCCGTTAATTACTCCCAAGACTAATACTTTGCTAGTATTTAAAGTCGGTGTAATTGTTGCGGTTAATCCAGTATCAGCATAATTTTGTGATGAGTTATTAACTTGCGTTGCATAACTACCAAAGACAACCTGTAAAACTTTGCCGCCGCCTGCAGCGTTAGCCCAAGATGGAATACCACCAGCAACCGTCAATACTTGGCCAGTTGTTCCGATACCTAATCGCGCTGGAGTTGAACCACTAGATGAATAAATAGTATCACCAGTAGTAGTCATTGGATTTACCATGCCAGTAGTATCTAAATTAGCCCATGCGCTACCTGTGTAGTAAGTGGTCACATTTGTATCTTTAAGAAAAGCAAAATTGCCTTCTTGTGGTGATGTAACGGCAGCATCCCGAGCAGCGGCACTGGCAAATACCCAGATGCCTTGCATTAGGTAGCCATCTACATCGTTAGCCGTAAGTACTTCACCTGTGGTGAAATCCTTATAACCTAGTGGTGCTGCCATTTTTTTCTCCTTAGTAACTCAAACTGCTAGTGTCTAAAACTCCATACTGCGTGCTGTTTAAAATAAACGAGTCAATAATCGGTTCTAACGTAGTAAATTGTACGCGCCATTTGTTTGGGTTGATCGTCATAGCCACACCAAAAATTTGCAAAGTTTTTGTAAGACTCGTTGAACCTGGCTGTGTAGTGGTTACTGTGATTGGGTCAAAAAAATCAAGGTCAAGGGCAGCAACTATGCCTGCATCGTAATTTTCTGTGTAAAGGTCTAGCACTATGGAGTCACAGCGCACGCTAGTCTCTGCACGGCTAGCCACGTAAGCCCGGGCATAATCCAAAGCCACGGCATCGGTCTGCATAAGCAGATCATTTTGGGTATAACTGTGTAAAAAGTACTTGGCAATACTGGCTGAGTTAGTAGCCACCTGAGTAGCACCGCCGCTTCTAGTTACATTGGCTGCGTTATAAACTAGCACGTCATTTAGTACCCATTGGGCATCAAAGTAAAGTAGGCCAGCCGTACCGTCATCGGTAAAAACTGTCGGTGTAGCGCCTACGCTTGATGACGTTAGCGCCCGATCCTGAAAGACAAATGACCCAGTGGCATCTACATAAAACGCCCCATACTCGCTAGTAGTAACTGTTTGGCAGGCGGCTAAGGCTGTACGCGGTGTGCCTGGGTCTGCTTGCATGGTTGTCTGCCCGGCATCGATATCGCGCATGGTCGATGGCCATTGGATTTGGTCAAGGATGTTATTAATCCGAGCGCCTGATAATTGCCCTGCGCTTGTACCACTTACCGTAGAAATCTGAGCATTTTGTGCAAGTCTAAAAGCATCAACGGCTGAAATTACACAATAAGACACGTTATCGTTGGACTCCTGAGGCGTGATGGTTTGATAACTTGTAATAAATCCGCTGAAAATAGGATAAGTAACGCCGTTATGCGTGGCAGTTATTTGCAATTTACGCATCGGATCAAGAAGGCCTGCATATGGCCCTGCTAAATTTTGGCTGTTGAAGTCTCCGTTTTGATCTACAATCCTCAGTGAGCATGTACCTGTTTGGAATTGGTCGGCCTCAGCGTTGCGACCACGGCGCGTAGTAAGCGCATCAATTTGATTAGATACATCCACGATTAGCGCGGCGTTATCTGCCAAAACATTTGTACCTAAAATACCTTGATCTAAAATAAAGGCTTGGGCAAAACTTGGCCCAGTACTGAAATTTATAAAGGCGTTAAGGGTTGGTACTGCCATTACAATGCCCCGGCAAATGTAGTGCTATCGCCGTAACGGTTAAGTTTTTGCAACGCACGCTGCATAGCCTCGGTTAAATAATCCTCGCTGCCTACTGGTGTATTTATTGTGATGTTATTTACTGCGCCCATTGATGCCCCTGGCACTTGTGTGCGCAATCCACTAATCGTGGTCAAGTATTCGGACAATGTGCGTTCGCTGCTATCTGCGATGCTGTCCGCGATTGTTGCGGCCTCATCGGCAAATTTGGCTGCCAGGTCTGCCTCGATCGCTACAGCCTGCGCCAACACCGGGTTTGCAATACCTGTATTTGGGTCTACCGCGCTGGCTTGAAAATTTTGAATAGGAGCGCCGCCAAGCGTAATTGTCTTAACTCCCATAGCGGCTAAGCGTGCTGCCTCAGCCAAGTTATTCAACGATACGGCTGCAAAGTATTCTGCCTGCATCTTGGCTGCATTGGCCTTATCTAACTCAGCCATGCGCTTTGCTGCGCTGTTGGCATCCTCATCCATGATTGTAAGCAGGCTACGGATGCGTGCCTTTTCTGCCTCATCTTTGGAATTGGCTAGGGCTGTCTCCAAGTTAATGCGGTCTACGTCAAACTTCTTTTTTAGCGCATCTAATTCGGCTTGCTTCTTTTTCTCCGCTACCTCGGCAGCGGTAAGTTTGTTTTTTTCTTTAACTATTTGGTTTTCTTTTTTGATCGTTGCAACGAGTTTGGCACGCTCAGCCTGCTCAACTGTAAAGTACATTGATGTTGGTGAGTAAGGCGCATTTTTTAGGCGTTCCTCACGGCCTACGCTGGCAAGATAGCCACTATTCATAAATGCGCTAAAACCTTTGGCTAATAAACCACCAGTTTTGGTTTCATTTTTAAACTTGCCAAATAATGTTGATACACCAAGCAAGGCATCGGATGAACTCTGGGCAAACTTTTCCATTTCCTCTGTGGCTTTAGTAATTCCATCAGCACCGCCAAGCGCCGAAATGCTATCTAATATGCCTTCACCAATGATTTCTTGTACATTGGCAGATGAGACAGCAAGGGCATCCATTTGGCCTGCATAAGTCTTTGTTGCTGCTAGGCCTTGCCCTTTAAATCTAGCCGTAAGCGCCGCTGTAATCTGCTCCATATCCCCAGTTTTGATTAGGGCTTTATCCAAACCTGCGCCGAGTCGGCTCAACGCTGTAGTTTGCCCTGAGTAACCCTTTGCTAATGCCGCGCTTACGCTGGCCAAATCCTTAGTAGTGCCGCGCGATACGTCTAATGCAAGTTGCAGGCCTTTTTGCGCTGTTGTAACTGAGCCAGTTGCGTTCAGTAAAGTTTGAAATGCCGGGCGTAATTCATCATCCAACACATTGTAGGTGTCTTGCATCCTGGCAATAAAGCCTTCAGTAGCAATACCAGCAAAACCATTACCTGTATTTTGTAAGGCTACCGATAATGACTTGGCTGCCTTTTCATCGGCGGCAAATGCCTGCACGGATGCTTTACCAAAAGCAATAATTTTACGAGTAGCAAAAGCCACGGCAAATGATTTTGCCAACATATTGGTAGTTTTTTGGAATTGGGTAAGTTGGCGCTCGCCTTTTTTAAGGGCTGTACCGTTCCACTTGGCTACCGCACTGACTACTAGATTTGCCATTATGCCGCCAACCCATATCCGCTTGTTGTGTGTGAAGCATTAAATTGCGCCACGGCTATATTAATTGCAAGGTTTACTGCGTGTGTTGCGCGCCCCTGATCCTCTGCCCATGCACGGTAAATAAGGCGGCCTCGCTGATCTGTGTTACCAAATCTAGGATCGATCGTGCCACGGCTGCCATATAGCGCACCAAGCGGTTCTAAAAATTGACGGCCTGCATTTGGGTTTAGGCTGTTCATGTCGCGCCGTGTACCACTAACTTCTTTATATCTTTTGTTTACCTTGTGACGGCTTGCAACTATATGCGATTGACTACGGCCATTAGGATTTACACGGCCTGACGTTTCAAAGATCGCACCACCAGCGGAATTATTAGCAATAAAATAAGCAACCTGCCAACGCCTTGTAAATTTAGCGCCTGCAATTTCTCCTTTATTGTTAGCGCCTTGCCTATATACAATGCCAGCCCGGGTTTCGCTTTGATCGTATTTAGGAAATGCGCGGTATTTAATCGTTTCAGTTGATGAACCTGCCTTAGTCCAACCGCTTAACATCTCGCTATTGCCTGGTGCAAATGCCCGGGCTTTGTCGCGTATTGGCATCATAGCCCCGCGTATTTGTGTGTTCATCTGCTTGGCTAGGTCTGGGTCAAATTTACGCATGGCTTTAAGTGTGCCTTGTACGCCTGTGATGTTTACTGGCACTTGCACGCTCCCTTGCTCTGTCCGCTAATACCTGCAGTACTGCTTTAAACATAACTTCATCCATCGCCAGGACTTGATCGGGGCTAATTTTTAACTCAATGGCAAGTGATGCCACCAAATATGTAAAACTGCCCCGATCTATCCTTTTGGGTTTTCATCCTCGATTACCTCAACTGAGATAAGCGAATTTAGAAAATCATCTCCAAACGGCGGTATAACTTCTGTACGCATCAACGCGTTGTGAGCCAACCAGTAAAGATCACTGTTTTTTTCATGTTCACGTAATTGCTTATACAGGCCTTGACCCGCATATTTTTCAAAGGCCACCTCAACCACTGGGGTAATGCTTACGATGCTTTCCCCAGTAGCCCTTACGATTTTCAGCC